TCTAAATACTTGTCAACAAAACCCCCTGTTAGTTTTGAAGTTACTTCATCACCTGCTGATAAAACCTTACTTATTTGTGGAGCCGCAAGCAAGCCTAATTCACTAGGGTTGACCCACTGTTTCTTCTCTTCATCATAAGCCTTACCTGCCTCATTGATACGATAAGGTGCAATAGTTTCTTTACCATCCACTATTCTTTTAAAAGTTTTTAAATCTGCCTTCTCTCCTTTCATGGTCTCTAAAAAGAGAGTGTCTGACATTTTATCATACTTACCGAGATTTATTGAGTCATACACAGCCTGTCCAGCGTTTTTAGACTCAGCCACAGCCAGCTTGCCTTTACGGCCTTGTTTGGCAATAACATTACGCTCTTCTTGCTCTAAGACTTGCTTAGTTCCCGCCTCAATGGAACCGCCAGCGATAAGAACCTCAGCAGTTTGGTCTAGCCCTAAATCTTTAGCTTGTTTAATTAACCCTTCCCGTTGAGTAGCTAAAAGTGTTTTCTCTTGTAGCTTTGCGGCAAGTGCTGTAGCTGTCTTAATGTCACCTGTGGCTTGACTAATCTGGATAAGCTTCTTAAGGTCTTCTGTTTTGTTAATGTCTAACGCAGAAAGTGCCTTCCTAAGCTCAAGGGATTTATCTGGACGGCCTGTAAGCCCCTGTAAGCCACCCTGCATCATGTTGGAAGCATTAGCGCCTAAGGCCATTGCTTGTTGCTCATAGTTACCCGTAGGGCTAATGCCTTGAGGGGATATGCCTGTTAACATACCTGCTAAATCTTGTGCCATTGTATATCTCCTTACGTTTTGTTAGGGTCTTGGGGGAAGTTATCCATTATATCATTTACTCCATCTCCATCGCTGTCTGGAATAGCATTATACCCGTCACCTTGATTATTAACAATAAATCCTGGCTCTTCTATATAACGCTGAAGCCAATCATTGTTTAATCCAGAAGCTGAATCTGCCAGACCACTAGCTCCTCCAAATCCAAATCTATCACCTAACGATTTAAGCCATGCCGGAGTATTGCTATCACCAAAACCTAAAGCACCCATCATTCCTCCAGAACCTCCAGCACCTCCTTCGCCACCACCTAAGATTTGAGCAATAAACTGCTGCTCTGGGCTAAGGCCACTACCAAACAATCCACTTGCCACGCCCTGTAGCTGCTGCTGTTGTAAGTTATTAGCTAACTTAGCGCCCTGTAAGTAAGACTCTACACCCTGCGAACCAGCCGCTGCTTGTAGTTCTGCGCCTCTAATCTGGCCTCTCTGAGCAAGCTGACCTGTCTGTACACCTTGTCCTAGCATACCCATGGCTTGAGTTTGTGGAGCAAAGCCAGCGTTCATCAAGTTCATACCACCAGCAATTGATTGTTCTCTTTCACTCAGCAGTTGATTCCTTGCGCCTAAGTTAGCACGGCCCATAGCTTCCTGACGTGCTGCTTCTTGAGCAAACATCTCAGGAGAACCACCACCATAAGCACTAGAAGATAAACCTAAGCGGCCTTGAGAGAGCAGCCTAGACTCTGTAGCTTGACGGTTACGCTCTTCATCAGGGCGCTGTGTGGCTCTTATTTGCTCATAGAGAGCCGCTTGATCCCCTGCAAAGTCACCGCTACCTGCGGCACCAAACATGCCTTGGGCCTGACCTAATAGCTGGTCTTGTAATGCCTGTTGTTCCGGTGAAAGACTTAGATTAAAGCCACCTCCTGCACCCACGCCTACATTAGCAAGACTAGAGGTTACGCCATAAGGCTGGAACTGGGTAGCGTCAGAAGCTCTTGTACCTATGCCTTCTGATAATGCAAGCCCTTCTGAGCCTACTTGAGTAGCACCCTTGATGCCTTCTTTGCCAGTGTAATATCCAGCTCCTGCTCGTAGTAAGTCGTCTATAAAAGACATTAGAATGTACCTCCATCAATTTGTGCAATAGTTAGTGTGCCTGTAAAGACAGGGTTATTAACATCTACTTTACTACTTATTGCAATAGCAATGTTAGTATACTCTGTGTCAATCTCTGTTCCTCTTACAATCTTGTTTGCATTACCAGAGGGTAGAGCGTCTTTTGTTGCAAAGTTAGTGGTCTTAGTGTAATTAGACATTTAAATAAGTCTCCCTAGTAAGGCATGTATGTCAATTTTTTGTATGGAATAAGGTGCGCCAGTGATTTGTGCTTCAATACCAACAGTAACAATAGAGCCGCTGCCTCCTGTGTTAACAGTAGGTTTACGAACTAAGGCATCATAGCCTCCAGAGTACTCACCTATGCCATACTCCGCTATTCCGTACTCTGCAATAGCATTAGTAAGGGGAGTAGTAAAGATATGTTTAGAGAAAGCACCTGTATAGTCATAGCTCCAGCTTAAAGTAGTTGATGTGTTGTATGCACCGACAAGCGTAATGTTAAACTTCTTTAAAAACTTTAAATTAGAGGGGCTGCCAAAGTCCATAAAGTTACTGAAGTAACGTAACTGGTATTCGTTTGTACCGTCTAAGTAAGTATCATATTTAACAATACCTGTGGTCAGCCCTATGTATAGAGAACCATCATCTAAAAGTGTTAAAGCTAGAGGGTCTAGTCCTGACCACGTAGTAGCCCTGTGCGCCCCTGTTTCATCTATAGCGGTACGCATATCAAAACAATAGACAACGTCAGTAGAGGGGAATGTAAGAAGGTAGAACGCCTCATCTGGGCTGTATAAGCTCTTAATAGGTAAAAGTTCTGACGCTACTCTGTCTTTTAAATCATTACGTACATTTTTACTGATGTCACGCATGGGTAAAGACTTTTCCTGCACTACTCTACCAAAGCTACGTAGCCCAGAGTTTGACAGGAATAAGACATCAGTGCCTGTGTGCTGTACTGAGTCACGAGCTATACAACCCACGCCTTCAATAGTATCTGCAAGCACTAAAGTATTTGTAGGATCAGCCGTTCCTTGATAAACAATAATAGACTTCTTACCAAAGATAATTAGGAAGTCATTGTGTTCTGTTAAGGCTACTATCTCGTCAGTGCCTGTGGGCCACACAAGCGTTACGTCAAGACTGCCTGATGCGCCTCCATGAAACTTGTTACCTAGTAAAGTATCTGACCAGTAGACAGTGTGCTTGTTGCCTGTTAAGTCTGCTACCCAAAGTCTACCAGCGGCTGCTAAGACTTCATTACCTAAAGGAGCTGCGTGTGAGGCATCTACTGACACCACTAATGTAGTAGAGCCAGCAGTAGATACCAGAGGAGAATGACCACGTTGATAAAAGTGGACGTTGTTGTTAAACGTAACAATCTTCCAGTTGTTAGCTGTTATACTGTAGCCCGCTGGCATAGTTACTTCAGCTAGTGTAGTAGTGCCTGTAAATATCTTGTTGTTGCCTACAGAGAATACAGTCTTTGTACCATTTCTAGCAACAAACTCGTGTATGCCTTCTATACCACGGCTACTCCCTAATACAGCAGCACCGTTGGTAGAGACTGTTGAATAACCTTTCCTTGCACCTATTCTACCAAACTGATCAATAACACAGTTGTCAGCAACAGCAGCAAATGCAGGGTTTAGACCAACAGGGGAATCCTGTGTGTTTAAACCAGCAAATCCTGGGGCTGCTATTGTTATGTTCTGTAATTGTGATCCCATTATGAATACCAGATAGTTTCTTCAGGGTGTAAAGCTGCGTCCATAGCAATAGCATCTGCTAGTGAATCATCAGCCAGTGCAAACAACTCTGCTGCGCTAGTGCCACCAGTTTCTCCTCTTTCTCTTGACGCTAAAGCTGTTGCTTTACGCACAACAGGGTTAAAAGGTACGTACAGTACTTCCTCATCTAGCGTGAAGTCACCTTTACGAAGAACAAGATTAAAGCGTAACGTATACTCTTTGTCTGGGATAGGGTACAGATCGACACTGTTGATACCGTTGATGCTATAGAACTGTGTAGTTCCTTTAGGTACACTGGCGAAGTCTAGGAATGCTTGATCAAACCAACGAGATGATTTGTAGCCTAAGAAAGAATTTAAGCTGTCATTAGTAGCGTCCAACATCTTAATAGTGCTGTCAGCGTCTGTCAGTACATAGTTAAAGACATTAGCTTGTGTGTCTACAGAGAGTGTAGTACGTAGCCCTGTCCAGTCCCATGCAGTCTCTACTGTATTTTTAGCTTCATTAACATACTCTCCTATCAGCTTTGAATACGAGTTTTCGTTAACAGTACTAACTTCATTCTCACGAAGTCTAACTAATACTTTGTTTACTAGCTGTAGGTATGTCATTATATAAACCTTTCTTGTGTTTGTGCAAAGTCAGATTCAAACGGTGAGGTTAGGAACTCTTCAATAGAAACCGGAGTCCCTGCTTCTATATCCTTAAACTCACTAAGTTCTATTCTGTTTTTAAA